GCTGTTTTATAAGTTATTTCTTTTTCAGCAACTCCTAAAATTTTTCCCTTAAGCGGGTCAACATAATCATAATAACTAATAATGCTGTCTGAATTTGTATCAATTAATCTTATTTGTTTTAATGATTCGGGTAATAGTAATTTGTCCTGTACCCGAAATCTTTCCCACCCGTCAACCTGCGTATTAATTTTAGAAAATATATATAAACTACCTGTACTTTGATTTATAGTAGATGGAGCACCTACAAAAATCAAATCATCATCAATTATCACTGAATTTCCAAAATTAGTTGATGTAGTTATTGATTCCTCTAGTTCATTGACCTCTTGACTATATACAAATCTTGAATTTTTACGATTATAAAGATATGTAGTCCCTGAAAAATCTTCAGATTCAGTGAATATAGTTGTATCATAATCAAATGTAGTAATAGTATCAAATGTAGTAATAACAGTAGTGTTGGTACCCAATGCAGATACCACCAACCCATTTGACATGGTATTAATACTAATAGCCATACCAAAGTACATTTTACCATCGGGAACAATATTAGTTAAAATTTGAGTTAGCGTGTAAAAATTATTTGTCCAAGTGTTACTGTAAATTGCCACAGCACCAAAACTATTATTTGAATTTGGCGTGGATGGTGCAGAAATAGCCAAATATGATGCATCAAAACTCATAGCCATAGCTAGACCAAAATGACCATTCTCCCCAAAAGGACTAGATATAGTCTGTTTAGAACCGTTGCCAAATATTACAGTGACTGTGCCGGTATTTTTATAACCATTATACGGAGCACTGATAGCTAGACAATTTGAATTATCTGACCCAACAATTGAATATCCCCATTGTGCATCTGAACTTAATGACGCAGATGATGTTACTGTTGAGTATTGACTGATCTGTACTGTGGAACTTGAATTTGTTGCAGTTACAATGTAGGAATATACTTTGTTAATTATTGGTGCTCCCACCAATACTAATTTTGTAGTTGTATTTCTTTGAACAAAAATACTAGCACCATAAGTACCAGTAGATGATGCATTTGGATTAGTTAATCGTCCTGTAACTGTTGTTTGATATATGTCATTAATACTTAAAATTAAGACAGTACCACTATTGTTATATGCTCCAGGAGCCCCTGCAAAAGTCAATCCAAATTTTTCAATGCCAGTTGAAAAAGGATAATCATCATAAACTACGGTTGTTCCTAATTTATTACTATTTCCAGCTGTATTTGGCATTGTGTAAAATGCTACTTCTTCCAATACTGATTTTTTATTTTTATAAACGACCACTGCGCCTGAACTATTAGAAGTGTCATTAAATAGAGGAGCCCCAACTGCTAAAATATCACTTCCATTTCTTGAACTAATGCTATATCCATAACCCTGTGGGGAATTGGAATGTTTTCCAATAAAAATATTATTTTTATAATTTGAAGATTTTTTATATACTGCCCAACCTTTATTACTAGTATCATTGCCTGAATCAACCCATACATAGGAACCAGTTTTGTAAGTATGCAATATTTCATCAGATGGTATGGAATCAAAATCTAAAAATCTTAATGACTCAAATGTAAACAAAAATCCTGGTAATGTTAAAGATTCCATATTTGTAAACATTGTAGAATTAAGTATTTCAAATTGAGTTGAAGATATTATTGAGTCTACAAGATAAACTCCATTTAATGAATTAGAAATACCAGAAATAGATACAATTTTCCCAATTTCTAATTTATGAGGGGTTAACGTGGTGATAGTTATTCGGTCATAGGATGTATCTGATACTGCATCAACAATTTGAGTTGACAACGTATATTTTAAAACATCCCAGCTTCCATTAGGTTTAAAACCTAACCAAATAGTATTTCCTTCTAATAAATTATTAGAATTAGCAATATCTAACAAACTATCTTGATTATATGCAGTAGCGTCAACATCATCAATTCGAACATACCCTGCATGTATTAATTTAAACACATTCGTTGAAGTAGTGGTTTTTATTTCAGGTATTTTTCCCGTTGAAGGTATAGTAAATTTTGACGGATCAACATAGTAAATTGATGAATAATTTAAAGTAGCTGGTTGTGGCAAAAACGATATGATCTGCGGATTTTCTGAAAAGGTTCCTTCTATTAACGCAAACTCGAATTCTTGAGATGATGTGAATCCACCGTATTCCCCAACACGTAATGCCCAATTTTCATAAATTTTAATTTCAATATCTGAATTTACTGGATCAGCATTAGACAATTTTGATACAACATTTTTTGTACCTTTTTCTTTAATAAAGCCTTGATAAAACTTATATTGAGATATTGGATTAGGTATTATATTATTAAGATAAGTTCTTGCCCAATAACCAATTAAATTTTGAGCAGATTTTTCTTGACCAATATCAAAATTATCAATATCTAAACTATAAAAATCTTTGAATTGATTAATTTTATAATCAAAATTTGGTAACAATTTAGAAATTGGTTTTTTTCCAAGTTTTTTCCATTTGTTAAAATCAAAAGTCGCTGATTTACTGACATTTCTGATGGCACTATAATAAAAATTATTATATCGTACAACCGTACTGGCTAGATAGTTTGTATTTGGGACCCAGTCAACTACATTAACAATATCATAGACAAATCCTGGAGCAGAAAAGTTCCCGTTCCAATCAGAAGTTCGAAACCCAACTAATTTAACACGATTTTGACGTTGACTGGTTTTAGGATTATAAACAACATCTCCAAAAATTGTTTTGTTATTAAAAACTATGCCTTGTTCTTTCTGTATAGCATTTAATCGTAAAAAATATATTCCATCTTCAGTATTAATCGCTTTAACAGTAAAGACACCATCCAACCGTGTGATAAATAGATTGGATTTTTCAAAGGGAGTGCCATCTGATTTGATAACACTATACTCGTAAAATTTATTAAAAATATTATCAACTACTAATTTGTCAAAACTATATGTAATTTGATCTGCAAAAGGACTTAACGATAATACGCTATCATTAATCCAATTTTGTGTACTCCAATATAAAAATTCTTTTGCACTTAAATTCCAATCAACCGTTTCCATTAAATCAGAATTAAATTGATTAAACACAAATCCCTGATCAGATAACCATTTGCCATATCCTACAATTAAATCATACAAATCTTGAATATTTGTAAATGTATGTCCATATGGAATTTTTAGAGGTGTTGATTCAAAATTATTTGCCAATTGAACTGTGGCGCCGCCAATAACTGGCAATGAAGGTAATTTTGAAAATAGAGATTTATCAAAAACTAATCCTGATTGATGAGAAACTAGTGTTTGATAATAAGCTCCTCCATTTTGAACTATTTGATCTTTTTGGTAAAAATTTCCAGTTGGAGCAGACTGTGCGGTAGTTAAATTTAAATTTCCAACTGCACCTGTTAGTCCCGACTCCCAATTAACAAACTCTTTATTGATGCCGCCTACAGTAATTGAAGGAGTTGACGAGTTTCTAATTGGCGAATAATATGTGAAATAAGGATTTTCTCTATCATATCCCCTAACAACAAAATTATTATCAACCCTTTGTATAATTATACCCGAAATACCTATACTCATAATCGGGTTGCTAGTCTTAAGTATTAAATTATAATCAGCATCAGGTAATAATGCCCCAGGCAAACTAGTAGTTGGCTCATACGCATCAATAAAAATTTGTACAGTATCTTTGTTTATAAAACCAGCAACAGGATAAAATAAATTAAAATTGGCATATGTCAAATCATTTCTAAGTTTTGAAATATAATTTTTGTCAAGTCTTTGACCATTCTCACTTAGATAAACACTATACCCGCTATTTGTAGGTATTTCATTCTCTCCATGAATATATAAATTTTTTAATTTTAAAAATGATTGATCTTTAACAGATACCCATTGTCCAACAATATTTTTTTTAATTTGACAAGGATCATACATTAAAGAAGCATATTTTGCTGGGCGGGTTAGCAACAATAATTTTTGAACTGCAAATGGCCAACTACTACTTCGTCTCCAGGCAGTTTCTGCAGGACCTTGTTCGCCCACTGACCAACTAAAATTTTCCAATGACTCAGCTATGCCAATAGTAATTGGGTCTAATAAATCCCCGATTCCATTAACTGGTAAATTATTTGATAACGAAGGCCTTGCGTAAAACTCATTGATAACAGGACCATTATCAGTGATTGCTATTCGACCGTTTGCAAGATCATTCCACATCAATGTATTGCCAGATGTATAAGGTGCTAGACCGTATTGGGAATCCCACCAATTAGGTTTTTCATGGAAACCTAACATTTCCCAAGGACTGGTACTTGGTTTATCAGTGTCGTAATAATATTTAAATATCGCTCTCCACGATCCTTCAATTGAATTTATTTTTGATTTAAATTTCCAGGTAAATTTATTACTAGCACTATAAGAATTATTTGTGGTATAATCAATACCATAATTAATTGCCCATTTAATAAAATCTTTTTCTAAAATAGAATTGATTTCTTCATAATTATAATCGCTAATTTTTGCAGTATCTCTCCAAACACCAGGATCAACTTCATGAATGTCAAATAATTCTGGTTGATAATCAACTTTTATATTATTATAAACTCGTAGCTCATATTCTAATATAATATCATCTCTATAATCATTAAATGCAACAGTTATACTACCATCATGTCCTTGAATTACGTTTACCGGTGTTGTATAGCTAGTATCTAAATAAATTTTTGGAACAAATTTAGGATATAACCCTAATTTAGTAGGGGTTGGCGGTATATAGTTGCGTTTAGTATCTGGATACAAAACAATTAATACTTCATCACCAATAAATAAATTTTTTAAAATTTCAATATAAGAATCAGTTGATTGTATTTCATAATCAATTCCTAAAACTGATTGACTTCCATTAATATATACTAATAAACTTTTACTTGAGGGTGATGTTATAGAAAAATCTTGTGGTAACGGGTAGGATGTAAATCTAGGATCAGACACTACATACTGAGTTTCAATTTTTTCTGTTCCATAACCTAACATATCTGATAGATAAAAAGAACTTTTTATTGTTTTACCAGCATTAATTTTATTTAAAATTTCATCAAAAGACTTAATAGGATCATTTGGATGTGTCACTAGCGAGGTATTATTAATTAAACTTAGCTTAAAATATTCGTAATCAGCGGAACATTTTGTTATAGCATCAACAATATTGTGTTCAGATTTACCCATAAACATCATGGCAAAACTAATTGGATTTACATTTGAAACTACTTGAATATTATTAGTTTTTTGATTATCCAAATCACCATGAACTAGATTGTCCAGATCTTCATTTAATGGATTATTTGTAACTCCCATTGGCAAATCATAATACCCAGTGCTGGTGTTTAAACCAACTGGGGGATTTATCAAGTTACCCCATACGTTTGCTAATTTTCCATCAATTTTAAAAAAAGTTTGACTAGTTTTAATTTTAGAAACATTTTCGCCAATATCAATCAAATTTATAACTTCATTAGCATAATAATTTTCAAAAAGAATACTTGAATTAACATCATTATTCAAATAATTTAAACGTAACCCCAACACAGGATCTATAGGGTTGTTTTCATTAATACCAAACCCAATAATTTTATTCCCTTTGAAATTATTCAAATAAACATTTTTATTTGAGTAACTAACCCCAGAGCTATCAAATAAATCAATTAACGGTCCCTCGTTAAGTTTAGTGTGCTGTTGAGCGTAATTCCAGTATAAACCGTCAAACCACCAACTTGTTCCGCCATTAACAACGCCCTTTTTAACTAAAACTGATGTTCCATTGGTAACCGTGTTTTGATAGAATATTGACAAAGGAATAAATGGGCGTTCTGGTGGCAATGGGATCAGAGAAATGCTGGGGTTTGGATTACCCCCTACCCTAATAAAAAAAACACCAAAAATTGTATTTCTAACTAATTCATTTTTGTCAGCAGCAAAAATTATTCTTTGCCCATAAGCTATGTTTACTCCATCAATTTGTAATGCGCTTTCAGATGAGGTGGGTGATGGCAGTTCTGTTCCTTCAATTTCATCAAAGGCGTTTTCTCTGGTGGTATCTATCAAATCAACAGCTTGAGTAGCATTAGAACCAAAATTATACAGTTGTATATTTGCATTGAACTCAATAATAGGCCTAACAGCTCTATTAGAAATAGGAGTAATGATTTCTTTGCTGTTTAGTAAAGAGCTAGTTTTTATTACATCTAAACTAACCCACCGATTATATCTTGACCAAGGATTCCTATCTTTACTGGCACGATTAATTGTGACATATTCTGGATTTAATGGAAAATTTTCTGAACTATCAAAACCTAAAAAATCATATTTTGTAGAATCATATAACTCGTCATTAGATTGTGCTATTTTTTCAGGGGTGATTAATTCATTCAAAGGCACTAATACTATTGATGTTCCTACACCTTCAACAAAAAACTCTTTATATTGATATTCATAAGCAACATTTAATCCAGTAAAAGTCACTAACATACCATTTAACAACTGAACCGAGTTGCCGTGCACCATAACTGTGGTAGTTGTATTGCCTACAATAAATTTAGCAACATCCAAATCATCTTCATCAATGTCTATTATAAAAGGACCTGAAGGCAACCAAAAATAATTTTGGTAATTGTTAAACTTATCTAAATCAATTGGAGGATCATAAGGATACATTTCACTCCTAAATAATCTATCAAAGTTATTGTTATAGCCTCCTTTGATACCTATTTCATTAGTTAGATCTTTTAAAGTAATAATAGACTGTATTGAATCTTGTATATTATTGATTACTAAAGCAGGATCTAATTGATATAATTGCCTTGCAATTTCTGGCTCAACAACATACGAATCAGACGAGCTATAATTAGGCGTGGCTGTTGACCCCACAAAAGCATTCAATCTTTCTATTTTAGCAGGTTGTATTAATTGATCAATAGTACTAGATAAAAATTTAGAATTTTTATCAGTTTGAAAATATGTTGGCAGTAAATTAACTGATTTAAATGTTGACGTTGTCATTATTATGTTCCAAATTGTAACTTTGATGGTGTCACAGCTGAAATAATTTCAATATTATCTGAAGTAGCTCCACTGATAAAAATTTCGTTTGTCTGACATTTAATTTCGTATAAATTTCCAAAATTTGAGGATACTGGAACTAATACTAAGTTGGTAACATCCGGCGACATTAAATTCATCACATAAGTAGATAGTTCACTAAAGTAGAATGTTTGCCCAAAATCCCAATTTTCTAAAGCAAAAAATTGATTAATTGCTTCTAATATTTTAGATTTAATAGAGTTGTCACTCATTATACTGGTACTATTTTTAACTGCTTTAAATGTTGCTTGTAATTTTGATTCTGCATAATTTCCAAAAAGAATTTTATAAGAAGCAGGTTGGAATACTATTTGATCACTGATTGATTTAACCAACTCCAAACTTGCACTATAGTTATTTTCCAAAGATTGAGTAGTTGGGGGTATTGGTTTTGCTCCAACTCCTGTTAAAATCCAATTTCTAAATTGATTGTTGTAACTAGATGTTAACATATAGATGTCAATTATATTACTTTTAGCAGGGTCAACTCTTGCATTTTCAGAAGGATTATGTTCATAATGAAATTTTATTCCACGTCTACCTGTATAACTTATACCATTAATTAATGCAGTATTAGTTGGAAGTCCTACAATATTAGAAAAAGAATCCGGATTAATTGTGACTGTGTTTAATTGCCCAGGTGAAATACCGTTATAAAGTCCAAGAAAAATTATTGACGGATCTATGTATCCATCCTCTTCAATTTTTGAACCAGTTATTTGCCAAATATAATCAATACCTAACGGTTTTAAGGAATTGGCTTTTGGATTAATTGATAAAATTGTAATTTTATCTTTTACTACCGTGTTGTTAGTATAATCATAATTTATATTAGAATTATCAACATAGAAGCCAGTTTGATTTTCACTTTTAAAAATATACTGTACTAATTTAGTAGTGATTTTATATGTTTTTGGAGCAATTAAATCAAATAATATTAACCAACTTGAATCCCTATTAGAGAAAGTATTATCGCCTTCATTAATAAACATATTATCTAATCCACTTTCAGATAAATCGTTGGTTTTATTTAAATTCCCATTAAAAATTATTTGCCAAGTTCGATAAACGGTATCAAATCTTAAACCAAAATTTTGATAACTCAAACATAAATTAACTATATTGAATTGAAAATCTTGATCTAAAGAATTAACAAAAGGAGGAACTACTTCAACAACAATACATCCGTTAGGAATTATATTACTTAATATTACGGGGCCAGTGCCATCATCTAATGCACCAACTCCATTATTATCACCCGTACCAATTACCTGCTGAACATTAGTCCAAAAATAATTGGATGTATCAAATCCTTCTGTTATTGTAAAAGTACCATCTGGTAAAAAATATTGAGTTCTTCCAAGATTATCATTTGGTGCTTGAAATTTAATCATAGATCCTGCTGATACATAATATAATGGATTGTCAAACCCTGCAGGACTTTGATGAGTGGACAACGGTCTCAAAAAATAGTTATTTGTTTCATTGTTATAAATTGGTCCTCTAAAATATCCTCGACTTTGCCCTGTAACCGTGTTTACTGATACCCAAGTAATTTGCTTAGTATCATCTACATTGATTGGTGCAACCTTTCTATAAACATCTAAATAAAAAGACATTAATTCTGATTTAGTCAATATAGGTATTAAATAATTTTTTATTGAAGTCCACAAATCATTTTGATCATAAAAACTAAATTTTAAATCTTCACTGGTAACATTTTTTGCAATTATACCATCGTCACAAAAAATATTTATTTTACTATACTTTCCGCTAACATCACTTAGCTCAAAATATTTACTAATCCCACTACTTACTCTATTAACACTTTTAATTTTTAAAATATCAGTAGTGTATGTTAAGGGTACTATATTATAATCTTCAGCAGTTATCATTCTATTCTGAGTGTAGAATGATTGAGGTGCATTCCTACGAATTGTGTCATTGGTTTCTGTAGATAAACTATTATTCACAGTATATTCTAAATTTAAAATAACCGATAATGTTTGATTGACTCCAGATTTATCTACATAAGGTATGGTCACAGTAATCCCAGACATTTGATCTGGACTTATACTATAAGAAGCTCCATTACTTTGACGATAAAAAATTTGAAAATTTCCTGTGGGTAGATTACCAAATACACCATCTGAGAAATTTAAATCAATTTGATCTTTATCGCGAGTAGTAACACTATATATGTTTTTAAAAGATTTTTCTAAACTGTTGTAGATAATATTATTACCATTTGTAGACTGAACTTGGTTCCATAATGATGAATACCCGCCGTTCATGTCCAATTGCCATAACCACACATCAGTATTATTGATATTTTCAACATTAATTCCTATGATTTCATTTGGCACAGGGTTGGTTACATTGAAATTACTAAAACCCAGCGTACCTTGTTTAAAAAATGCAAAAAATCCAGTACCTGCACTACCAGACCCTTGATTATCATTTTGATATATGATTTTAAAAGAATTTCCTGGGGTAGGAGTATCTTCATAAACAAAGTTCTTACCTGAAAATGTAGCAGGCACTATTTCAAAATTCATAGCTGAACCGTTAATATTCTGACCAAATGAATATACTGGAACATCCGTGTTAGAACTGTTAATGATATATTGATCAGTTTGTACCCCAACAATGATACCACTATCGTTTGGCTTTCCAAATACTGTTTCTCCTGGCATTGCTCCGTTTAATATACTTAAAAATTGTGCATACCAATTGGCATTTGTAGGATCATTCCAAACAATAGTACTACCAGATAAATTATTGCCAGCTTGATCAAAAATATTTTCAGTAGTAGATAACGCTGATATTTTTAAAAGTCCGCTAGCAGGTGTATTACGTTTTGGCACATAGCTAACTAGTTGTGCCAATCTTAAAATACTATCCCTACGTTGAGCAGTTTCTAGAAAGTTTTCTCTGGCATTCAAATCAATCCTAAAACTAAGATTTTGTCCTAGATATGCAATCAGCTCAACTAATGCAATGTATTCGCTACTTTCAATAAAATCATTGAAATCTTCTGGATAATTTTCTTGAAGGTAGGAAATTAAAATCCTGCGAAGAGTATCAAAGTCGTAACTTTGAAATTCCGCATTTTGATATGATTGGTATATTTTTTTCCAATCTTCAGTTACCAGTAGTTTTGAGTTAGTAGAAGGTATAGACATGATTTTTCATTATATACCTTATTTATAGCGGCAGTAAAGTGGGTATATTATTGTATATTCAACCCAGTTTCTTGATTAAAAGATAACTTTAAAAATGTAGTTTGATTAGTTCCAACTAGTTGTAATGATATTTCTACCAAATAACCTCCCTCAAATTCATTTAAATTTATTTGGGTAGGAACTACCCTAGGGTCACTATTACATATTGAAGTTATATCCTGAGATAACAAATCATAAATTTCATCAGTCATTGGCTCCATTAATACATCCCATATAATTGTACCAAATGTTGGGTTCATCAATCTCTCACCTTTACTGGTTTTAAATTGATTAATCAAATCTTGTCTAATTATGTCTATGTCATATAATTTGTTATTGACATTGGCCACGTCTGTGCTGGAAAAGCCCTTGTAAAATTGACTAGTTTTAGGAGCCTGTTGATAAACTGCTGCCGAATTGGTGATTTCTAATGTTTTGTAAGGCATGGTGTTATATTTATCAATCTATTCTACCTGTTCTAATTGGGTTACCCTGGGAATCCTTGACTATTTCGCCACTTCCTGATCTTAAAACATTTTGCTGTGGTGTTAATTGTTCTAAAAAGTATTCATAGAAGCTAGTTTTCTTGGCCAATATATCAGGCGTATTATTCCCCACCGCTTTAAGTGCCGATGAAAAGTACCCATCATCTGCTTGAGAGATTTTGACCCTATCTAACAAGTATATCACGCTGACTTGAGCAGCAAGGATCAGAGTATTCAAAGCATCTGGTTCATCTAACAATGTTGTAGGTTTAGGAACAAATCCGTTGGCATACATAAGTTGACTGTATCTAGCATAATTGCTACGTCCTGTTAATTGAATAAATCCTCTTCCAACATATTTGACACCATCACCCGGCTGTGTATTACCAAGTCGTTTTCCAATGGGGCTTTGATACCCATATAAAAGTTCTGGTAATGAATTATTTGGGTTCCCAGCATACTGTTGGGCCAAAGTAGGATTATTTTTAAATATTGATGGAAATACTTCAATTAATCTATCTGCTTTATAATTAAAGTTTTCAGTTTCAATCTTCCATAAACTTTCACCACCAGTAATTCCCAACAAACTAGCAACAGCATTAACTTCAATCATACCCAATTGTGATGCCGCTTTCTTAAGAGCTTCTTGGCCCTTAATTCCGTTTTGAGCATTTTGCGCTGCCTTGACTTTGTCTTTATCGCTAATACTAGGTAAAAAACTACTGGACGGAGTAGTATTAGCACTTTGGCCAGCAAATGTTGGTGAAGACCCCGTGCCTGCAACCACATATTTTGGTGTACCACTAAACACAGCTTTAGGCTGTCCAATATTCCCAGGTATAGTAGTGCCAATGCTAGCATCTGTATTTGCCAAATTAAATTGATCAGGATTGGCACTTTCGTGCTGCGCCCAGGGCTCGTGACTGGGTATTCTTGACATTATAGATGTAAGATTGGGCGCTGCAAAAAAATTGTTATTCCACTCACCTGGTGAATTTTGTGGTACAGAAAAGAAGTTTAACGGGGCTGGCGTATCAACGGTAAACGGGATGGCCGGGGAAGGACTAGTTGCAGGATTACCATTCATGTCAATAATAGTTGACGACATGGTTACGGATTCTCCAGAGCTCAAAGCCAAATCTGTGTTTGATTTTATGGACACTCTATTTTCAGAAATAACGTTCAATTGATCTATTGAACTTATGTTAGTTGTCCCGCCAACTAGTAAATTAGTGTCGCCAGTAACTGCTAGACCAAAATTTTCACCAACTGCAATTTTTGTTTCTGTATCTGATGTTAGACTTATATCATGAAAAGATCTTGCCCTAATCGCATCAGCTAATAAATTTAAGTTTTTTCCAGCGTTGATATTGATGTCCCCAGAACCTGCTGCTATGTTAAATCGTCGACCAGCTTCAAGATTAAAATCTCGATCAGCTCGCATATTAAAATCCCCTTGAGTATGTATACTCACTGAGTCGGCAGCGTAGATATCAACTTTGCCCATGCTGGTAAGCTCTATCCAGGCTGTGCCAGTAGAATTTGCTATATAAATTAAATCAGCTGAATTGTGTAATAGTATCTGATGCCCAGTTCTTGTTCTTATTCTAACCAGCTCATTTTGTCCATTCACGTCCCCGTCATCCATTACAAATGTACTTCCGCCCAATCTACTAACAGGCGCGATAAAATCTTTCTTTTGTCGACTAATTGGCTTTTTAGGACCGTTGGGATCTAAAGGCCCAGGTGTGCTGATTCCAAATACTGAACTGGGGGTTTCTCGCCTAGCACTACTGGATGTCACCCCACGAATTCGATCCAATAAAAGACCTTGAGTCAGTAATCTGTCTGCAAATGGATGTACTGGCTTTAATTTTTTATCAATATTAGGATTTTTATTCTTTTCAGTTGATTTATTATATTCTGCTACTGGGAGATAAGAGGCTTGCCCATACTTTGTTAATTGTGATGAAGTTACATATGATTCAGAACTGGCTGCAATGCCTGGTATCATGTGATTTTGATAGGTGTCTTGAACACAACCTATCCAAAAACATTGATTGGGGTCTTTATTGACAAAAATAACCAGGACTCTGCATCCCACATCAGGAGGTACCATCCAAAATCCGTAACTTTTTTGCACATCATTAAAATTTGCTGGATTTGTTCCTTCAAATCTCACAGAGGTCGCTCCCTGAAAGGGACTAAGATAATTAGCAATATAAGTTTCATTTGGATTGGTCAGTGAATTTGATAATCCATCAATGATTGACACCTCCAACCTTCCCATTCTTAATGGGTCTAAATGATTAACTATTTCTGCAATGTACGGCCCAGACCCTTGAGGTTTGGGTCGTAATGCTCTTTGATCAAATGGCATGTGTAATCCTAGTTATGCAATGTTGTTATTTAATGCGTTAATCAAAGGACTGATTTCATTCTTTGATCGACTGCCATATTGAGAGATCACCGATTTTGATAAATTTTGATTAACCAAACTGTAATTGGCTTCCACAGACAAGGGTTTTTCAGATACTCCGCTGTATAGACTAAACGCTGACGAAACTTTTCCCGATTGAGCTATATTATCAATTTGATACGAGTCGTTAAATTTTTCAAGTGTATTATAATTGTCACTGGCATAATTTTCAATAAACCCAGAATTCCTAATACCTACTGGTTGCTCTGGTATTGGTGGCAACTTTGACAAACCATCCCGAGTAAGGCTGTCTGTTCGAATACCTTGATTGGACGCTGTTTTTATATTGACATTTGCAGGTATCACATTACTTAATCCGTTGAGTGATGATAGTATTTTGGTATCTAATTTACCAGTAAGATTGCCCAACAAATTGCTGATCCCAAACAATTTAGATGATCCCAAAAGCCCAGTAACTTGGTTGCCAACATTTCCTATCAAATTGGAAACATCCGATGCCGCAGCATTTAGTGAATTGTCTCCCAATGCATTCTTTAAATTATATTGATTTCCAATTAAATTCACTTTTAATGAATTAGGCAACTGTCCAGGACTTGGAAAAACAGAGTTGAGGGCCAACGCGGCTCCTTGTACCAATGATGCTTGACCCAATCCCTTGGACTGAGTAGCAGACAGTCCAGAAATTGACGCACGAATTCCGCTGGCTAATTGATTGGGACCATTGGGTATTATACCATAAATTGAGTTAGGTATATTTCCTGCAGGATTAACTGCACCAAAGACTGAATTATTATTACCGCCCAATCCACCAGGATTATTTGAAATTGTTTTATTAAGGATTGATTGTAAATTTAATGAGTTAGATCTAACACCTATAGTCCCATCATTTGTGGTTATTGCATAGGAAGGCGGATTCGGACCTCTACTTGTTTCTATTTGATCTTCAGGATTAGGATAAGCATCAAAAATCAAACTTGGATCATCTGGTTTTTGATCTAACGTTTGTCCAGGAACTCTAAGTATTGATAAATTTTGTTTAAAAATACCATCTTTAAAATGGCTCTTTACTATGGTAATCTGATATAACCCACTTATTGGCAAAGGATTATTATTAAATTTTACAAATCCAGATTCACCTATATCATCTGGATTATTAAATGCTAACGATATCAAAACCATCCCTGCTCTTGCCGCTGCTTCTTGACCATTAGCCAGTTTACCAAACTGACTATTTTTATTTAAACTATTACCTGACCCAGTGGCTGTTAGGTAGTACGGGTCTCCTAATATTGATAACTCTCCCGTTATAAGGCCCACAGAATTTGCAAGTTTCTCATGCATTATTTTTACTGACTGTTGCCACCCCACCCCATCAGGCGCAGTACTGTTAGGCATACCACTAGGATTTTCAGTACTGGCATTGTTTGTAGAATATTGGGCAGCTTTAGACCCAGTATCTTTACCAGAATTTCCAAATCTAGTATTAGTACTATTTCCTGATTTGGCACTATCTGCACTGGGATCTGACTCGCTATTTCCTAAATCTTTAGGAACTTCCTCAAAAAATAAATGGTTTAAATTTATTTTAAAATCAAGTATGTCAACGTTCAATCCTGTGTAAAAATATTTGTAATTTCTCAAAGAAAATTTTTGAATTTTTTTAGCATCAATTGCTTGATTTCCTGCACCCGGGACTGCCATATTGTAAAGAATTTTATAAGGCTCAACTAGGTATGTATATGTATAATATGGTTGATTTGTTTCAGGATTGTCAGGGCCATCTTTGGCCATTAATTTTGGAGTAATTATAAAATAATTCAAAAATCCATTTGAATCTAGCACTGATTTTGGATCACCATTGCTTTGGAATGCTTTTATAACTTTTTTTACATAATTACTATCTCGAATAGTTGAAGAAATTATATCAGTTATTGGAACTCCAGAATCAAACTGTGCCGTATGTTGATACGAAAGTGTACTTTGCGATTCTTTTTTTGTAGTTGATTTAATAGCAGTACCCACTGGTTGATAAGCAGAGTTAGTTTCTCCAATTTTGTTCATAGCAGGATTGCTGTTTGCCGAAGCCAAATCATCCCAAAATGCTTCTGTTGCAATAGAATTGTCTTTTCCTGGTATGATTTCGCCGTTATCGTTATATACTGGAAATAAAATTTCATAACTATCAGACATCGTTTGATTTTTTGATGATGACTTTGCTTCTAATAAGGATTGTTCATTCAAACCTTTTACTATATTAGATAACAGTTGCTTAACTGTATTACCTTCACCAACTATTTTTCTTTTAGTTTTTGACACTGCATCGCCTCGAGCTTTATCGCCCACCGCAACTGCTTCAACTTTATATTTTGTACCTGAATCTGTCACTGATACTTGTATCCCAGTTATTTGGATAAAAAACATTTTGCTAGAGTTAGGCACACTTTCTGGCAATGGCACATCGCTACTATCTGGAATCCCTGCAAAATCTAAAATCAACACATAACTTGCTTTCTGGTAATCTTTATAACCGCTGGCCAAAGAACAAATTTGTAAAGCTTCTATAAATCCGTTAAGGCTATACGGTTCTATTACTTCAAAATTAAATTTTAAAGGTAAGGTAACTGCGCCATCCTTGAAACTAAATGTTGAATCAATACTGACATCATCTATGAATAAATCAAAACTGCCTGGCGTGTCTTTATTAAATGATGAAATGTCATCAAATAATTGTCTGGTATTATTAAGTTGATTTTTGTTAACTAATCTATTGTTTTCAGATAACGATGCATTAATTCTGTCATTTTTATTTTTACCCTTGCTAGTTGCTACAATATATTTAGGATTTTTTAAATCATAAGTTTCTGGCCGGCTGGCCTGATATGCAGATATAGCAGCCAATGTAAAATTATAATTTATTGATCTATAACTATTGAGAATATTAGTGCCTGCTTGTTGCGTAGAATAATAATTTTCAGGCAAATTTGTATCTGATTTTTTAGTTTTACGTTCAATATCTGATGAATTATAATTATTTTCTCCAGATATGCCATCAGAATTTATTACATTACCTAATTCATCATAATTAATTGCCATTTTATAATCCCAATGATGTTTTAATAGTGGTCAATTGTGGTAAAAATATTTGCACCCCTGATTTCATATCAAATACTGGATCTTCTATTATAGAAGGATTTCTTAAAGCAAATACCCACCATAATTGTACTGTTTGATAAAGATCATACGATAATAAATCAGGGCGATGTTCGTAAGTTTTAGTTATAGTGAACAATATATCATTGGTCAAAGACGGGATAGTCCTAAAATTCATCACACCTAAATGACCATAGGTTTGATCAGTAGAAAAATAAGGACTATATGAGGAGTATTTGGCCATTATAATAATCCCAAACTTCTTTGATTCTTGCTACTTAACCAATCTGGAACTGTAGCATCTAACATTTCTTTTCTGCTGTACATAGGTTTACAAGTTAACGCTATGGTTGATTTCACTGGAACATATGCTTCTTGAAAAACAGCATCTTTTAAATAAAAATAATCCACTTCAGGCATTAAGTCATTTTTAAAACTAGAAATGGCTACTGGTACATTTTGCAACATAAAGGTGCCATGCGACCATAATCTACAAACTGGAGGCGGGCTTCCTCTAAGAGGATCACTACCTCCAAATCTACCTTTGGTTAAAGCCCTTAATAAATGTAATATGGATAGATATGTCACAGCATCTGCCCTACTTTGTACTGTGAATACTCCTGAAATACTGATATCACCTACTGCACTATATTTGTAAAAATTTATGGAATGATTGCTGTGTAGTGGATTTTGTGTAGCGTATTCAGCTTTATGTTCATATGTAATTGTTGGAGTATATGGAAAAATAATACCTTGTAACAATCCCAAATTATTTTTATATCCAGAAGTTAATTGGGTAAGATAAGAGTTTGGAACCATTATTCTAGTTCGCAAATCTGTTTTACCATTTCTTGTCATACTGTTTGCATTGGCTGCCGGAGTAACTACTGCATTGGCCCCATTTAATGCCTGAGCAGATCTAGGACTACCATTTTTAACATCCAATCTCTTAGGATCAGTGGCAGCAAAATTAGACGATGACTGTCCGCCACCTGAATCTGAAGTTGGTCCTACAATTGACGAAGTTGCCATAAATATATTCCTTATTAGCTATTTAACCATAAATAAAGTGCTACTATAAACATAACAGTTGACAGTATCAAGTTGTGTGTTATACTTAAAAAATAAGGAAAATAATAATAACATGACTACATCTACATATTTTGCCCCAACTGGCAGAAAAGTAAAATATCTTAATAATAAAGATTTATTATCAGAAATCCATTATAGCAAATGCTCCTATTCCAGCTTTACTAGCCCCAATTATCAACAATATGACATAATTGTTAGCAGTTTAGATAAAATTGATAATAAAATTATTGAAGAAGCTAAAAATCATAGAGCCAAAAGATTGGGATTGGAGATTTTTAGTAAGGCTAGAATAGGTGGGGATAAGAAAATAAAATTATCCGAGTGTATTCCCAGCACTGATAATATCATTAAAACTGACATTATTATTAGAATTATGACTTTTGATCATATTCCCCTCTCTCCTGGTAGGAAAAAGACTTTAAAAAATACTGCTGATAGCCACGAAAAAGTTAACTTTCCCCCATTTCAACATTGGAAATTCAACGATGCAGATCAATTGACATGCGTAGGTAAAAGCCACTGGAAAGGCCCAATTAAAAGCGGAAAGTTCAGTAAAGATCACGGTAGAATTACTGAAAATCTTGGGAAGATGTTTATCAAACTCAGTGAAAGATATGCACAACGTAGTAACTGGCGTGGTTATACCTACATTGAAGAAATGAAGGGCCAAGCCATACTACAACTAAGTCAGATTGGATTGCAATTTGATGAAAGTAAAAGTGAAAACCCCTTTGCCTACTATACTGCCGCTGTAACTAATTCATTCACTAGAATATTGAATATGGAAAAAAAGAATCAAAATATTCGTGATGATCTTATGGAAGAAGCTGGTCTAACACCTAGCATGACTAGGCAACATAGTCAGGAATACGCTGAAGAAATTGCTAGACAGGCGGAACTATATAAAAATATGCGTTCACCAAATATGAGATTGCCAAAGAGTGATGAAGATCCTGTAGAAGAAATAGAGGAAGAAGGTTCTGAAAATATTTAATTTGACTTTGGTCACAATATCTGCTATGCTTTAAAATAAGGATTATTGGCATGAGCTTATTTAAAAAAGTAGCAGTATTCACAGATCTTCATGTTGGGCTAAAGTCTAACTCTACTACACATTTAAGAGATTGTGAAGAATTTGTGGATTGGTTTATCAGTCAAGCCAAAGAAGCTGGTTGTGATACTGGTATATTCATGGGTGATTGGAGCCATAACAGAAACAGTTTGAATTTATTCACTCTGAATACTTCTTTGATACTTTTAGAGAAGTTAGGTGGCGCTTTTGATCAATTCTTTTGGTTTCCAGGCAATCACGATTTATTTTACAAAGACAAGCGTGACATTCATTCTAGTGCTTTCGGACGGCACATTCCAGGAGTCACTGTTGTAGATAGTGTTACAACGCTTGATGATGTCACCCTAGTCCCGTGGTTAGTTGGCGATGAATGGAAAACCATTAGTCAAGTTAAAAGCAAATATATGTTTGGACACTTTGAGTTGCCATTATTCTATATGAATGCTATGGTACAAATGCCAGATCACGGAGAATTGCAGGTGGATCATTTCCATCATCAAGACTATGTGTTCAGCGGACATTTCCATAAACGTCAAAGTAGAAGTAAGGTACACTATATTGGTAATGCATTTCCTCATAATTTTGCCGACTCGTGGGACGATGATCGCGGAATGATGATTTTAGAATGGGGAGGAGAACCCAAATACATTAACTGGGCCGATTGCCCCAAATATAGAACGCTGCCATTAAGTAGATTGATTGACGAAAAAGATTCATTGATGAAATCAAAAATGCATTTGAGAGTGAATCTAGACATTGATATTACTTTTGAAGAAGCCAATTTTATCAAAGAAGAATTCACAGAAAAATATGATATACGTGAAATTAGTTTGACACAAGATAAAACTAATTTAGAAGGCACAGTAGACGAAAGTCCAGATGGTTTATTCAGTAGTGTGGATCAAATTGTGATAGAAGGACTAGTTAATTTAGAAAATGGACAATTTGATAATTCTGTTTTGCTTCAACTTTATAACGATCTATGACATTTAAAATCAGCAATTTAACCGTACGCAACTTTATGAGCGTGGGTAATGTATCACAAGCAGTTGCATTTGATAAAGAAAATTTAACTCTAGTATTAGGATCCAATCTTGATCTTGGTGGAGAGGATACTGGTTCAAGAAATGGTACTGGTAAAACCACTATTGTGAATGCATTAAGCTATGCACTTTATGGTCAAGCATTAACTAACATCCGTAAAGAAAATTTAATTAACAAGATTAATGGCAAAGGCATGTTGGTCACTGTGGAATTTGAAAAAGATAACAATGTCTACAGAATTGAACGTGGTAGAAAACCTAATATTTTAAAATTGTTTGTTAATGATAATCAGATCAAAACTGATGAGTCAGAGGACGACAGTCAAGGCGATAGTAGAGAGACACAAAAAGCAATCGAACAAATGTTGCAAATGAGCCATACTATGTTTAAACATTTGGTGGCATTGAACACATATACCGAACCGTTCCTCAGTATGCGTGTCAGTGATCAACGTGAGGTAATTGAACAACTATTGGGCATCACATTACTGAGTGAAAAGGCTGAACTACTTAAAATTGCTCTTAAAGAAATCAAAGACAGCATCGTTACGGAAACTGCTAATATTGAAGCAATTAAAAGAGCCAATGAAGGTGTGCAAAGAAGCATTGAAGGGCTAGTTAGTAAAAGTAATGCATGGGCCAGCAAAAAAGAAAGTGATGTAGCATCATTAATAAAAAATATCCATACATTAACAGAAGTAGATATTGATGGAGAAATTGCTGCACATGTTGAATTAAAAATATGGGAAGAAAACAATTCTTTGTTGTCTGGACTTAGAAAACAAAAGGCCACACTAGAAAGTGCAGAGATACAGGCTGAAAAAACACTGAACAAATATACTCAAGATTTAGAAAAATTAAGTAGTAAAACCTGCCCTGCTTGTGAACAAGATTTACTTGATCACAAACATGAGGAAATGAACACCACAGCTAAAAAACATCATGCCGATGCTATTGTGTATAAAAATAAAATTGTCAAAGAATTGTCTGAAGTTAACGAAGCAATTGCCTTAATTGGTGAACAACTACGACGTCCTATTACTTTTTACGAAAGTGAAAAAGAAGCCCTAGGTCATAAAAATAATCTAGATAGTTTAGAAAAAAATTTAATGGAAAGGGCGGATAGTGCCAACCCTTATGAAGAACAAATTGGAGAATTAAAGAAAAGTGCTTTACAAATCGTGGATTGGACTTTGGTAAACGACTTAAGTAAATTGCGAGATCATCAAGATTATCTATTAAAATTATTAACTAACAAAGATAGTTTTATTCGAAAGAAAATCATTGATCAAAATCTAAGTTATCTCAATAAGAGATTGAGTTATTATATTGATCGATTAGGTTTACCACATCAAGTAGTGTTTCAAAATGATTTAAGTGTTCAAATTACTCAATTAGGTCAGGAACTTGATTTTGATAATTTATCCAGAGGAGAACGCAATCGTTTGATATTGTCCATGAGCTTTGCATTCCGTGATGTATGGGAAGGATTATATCAAAATGTTAATTTGTTGTTTATTGATGAATTGGTAGATTCTGGCATGGATGGTGCTGGTGTTGAAAGCGCCCTAGCAGTATTGAAGAAAATGGCCAGAGAACGAAATAAAAATATCTATTTGATCAGCCATAAAGATGAATTGATCAGTAGAGTCAATAATATTCTAAGGGTAGTCAAGGAAGGTGGTTTTACTACCTACTCAAATAGTTCTGATTATGTTGAATGAGCCATTAGAAAAGTATAAAAAACTATACTCAGAATCTTTACAGGCCTTTTTGGATCTGCATAATTATCATTATGAGTTCTTGGAATTTAAGCGGCTGAGAAATAAGCCTGGCAAAAAACTAAGAAATCACTTGAGGAAACTGAAAAAGCTATATTTTGACATGATCAAAATATGCATGGAAGCAGAAAAAATTCAAAGAGAAATTTCGCCACCCCCGCTGGGAGCTCCTGTTAGGAATCACGATGCTTGGTTGAAAAAACAATCAAGAGTGGGTCCTGGTAAAAGAGGAAGACCTAGAAAAGAAGTAACTAGAAGGCCTAGAGTTGAAGAAAGAAGTAGAATAAGAGGTAGACCTAGAAAACAGGTAGTTAGCACAGATGTTCCCACAGAACAACAAAACACAACAAAGGAAAATACAAATGAATAGTACTGTAGATCAATTAAAAACACAATACGAAGAATTTTTGAAAGAAGACACAAAATTCATAGAAGGCAATGCCGCAGCAGGAACCCGTGCCCGTAAAGCATTGGCTGAAATGAGCAAACTGATTAAAGCACGTCGCAACGAAATCACTGCGGAAAAGAATGCCCGTAAACAAGCTAAGGCTGCTTAATTATGGATATAGTTGTTGACAACAAATATCAAGGTCTGCGTTGTAAAATCTGTGACGGAAACACTTCTATATTAGGTGTGAAAGATTTTAATCGTAGTTGTGAAGAAGAAAAAGGACGGCAAATATTTGCACCAATAGGTCATGCATTGTATTATCACAAATGCGGCAGTTGTGGATTTATTTTTACAACTGACTTAGATAATTGGTCGATAGACGATTATATTAAAAATATCTATAATGATGAATATATCAAAATAGATCCAGATTACAGCGGAAAACGTCCCAAAGATTGTGTCGCATGGTTTAGTCCCCTGTTGGGAGGAGACAAATCAATTACTTTATTAGATTATGGTGCTGGTAACGATTTATTCAGCAAAGAATTAAATGCACAGGGCTACGATGCAGTGGGCTGGGATCCAATGTGGCAGACTGCGCCTGCATTTGAAAAAGATACAACTTTTGATGTAGTAACAGCATTTGAAGTACTGGAACATACCCCATCTCCTTGGGAAACTATTAAAGAAATAATATCTTTTGTAAAACCAGAAACAGGACAAATTGTTGTTAGTACACTGGTGAATGATATTATCGGCAGTGCTGGATCAGAGTATTGGTATTTGAGTCCTCGCAACGGGCATGTATGTATGCATTCTCAAAAAAGTTTAAGCATCATGTTTGATAAAGTAGGTATGGAGGTGCAAAGTTTCAGCCCCAGTCAACACATAGCTAGTTGGAAAGACTAATGACATGGACATATCAAGGCCAACCTATAAATGTTTTACCAGAAGACTGTGTGGGCTTTGTTTATATCATTACCAATACAACAAACAATAGAAAATACATTGGCAAAAAATTAGCAAAGTTTGCAAAGACCAGCTATAAAACAGTAAAACTCAAGAATGGCACCAAGAAGAAAAAGCGAGTTCGAAGCAAAATTGATTCGGACTGGCAAGAATATTGGGGTAGTAGCCCCAATCTTCAGGCAGATATAGACACATTAGGCAAAGAAAATTTTACCAGAGAAATACTGCACTACTGTAACAGTAAGGCAGTAACATCCTACATTGAGGCCCGCGAACAATTCGACCGCAAAGTATTAGAATCTGATGATTATTATAATGGTATTATAAATTGTCGGATACATGGCTCACATATTCAAGACAAAATTTAGGCTCAATCAATCGGTTATAGCTTGCACTGGCTAATTTCTAGTGCCCGGGAACCTGGATCTTGGATCACAGGGAGGGAAAACTCTTGCCGATAAGAGTGCTCATCTACTATCCTTTACAGGACGAAGATCGCAAAATGCCTGCGGTTTAGATGTTTGAAGATAAAGAATAAGCAAAATGAAGGGATAGTATGCCCTACGTTTATGTATATGTTAGTGTATATACATAAGCCGCCGCTGGATAAAGACGCTGCTCG